GACCGCGGCGAGTGCGATCCTGACACGCTGGTCGTCGCGTGGTGGGGGCGGGCAGAGGGTGGCGGCAATGTCAGCAAGTGTCGCATCTCGTCGCAGGACGTCCGGCATACCATAGCGCTGCTGGCAGACCTCCAGCACTGGTATCACAGCCTCCTGCCCGACTGATGGGCCGCCGGGAGACGATCCTTGAGCTGGGGCTGAACCGCGTCCTGGCGCATCAGACGCTGTTCGCGCACCGCCATCCTTACAAGACGCCAGCGTTTCATGTTATTACGATAAACGACTGGCATTCCGACCACCCGCGTGTCGAGACCATGGCTTTCCGGGATGGGGCCAAGTCGACGATCGCCGAGGAGGCGATCATTCTTCAGGTCGGGTTCCGGGAGTTTCGCAACGGGCTGGTGCTGGGCGAAACCCAGGAACGGGCCAACGAGCGCGTCGAGGCGGTGCGGCACGAGATCGACACCAACGACATGCTGTTCGATATCTTCGGCGACCTGCGGGGGCCGACCTGGGCCGAGGGCGAGCTGGTGTTCGCCAATGGCATCCGTCTGCTGGCCATGGGCCGCGGCGGGGCGATCCGCGGCATCAAGTTCCACGACGCCCGGCCGGACATGCTGTTCGTCGACGACCTGGAGAACGACGAGAGCGTCAAGAGCCCGGTCGTGCGCCGGCGGACCAAGATCTGGTTCACCAAGGTTCTGACGCCGGCCTGCGACCCCAACGTGCGGATGCGGGTCGCCGCCACGCCGCTGGACCCCGACGCCTTGGCCATGGACCTGGAGCGAGACCCGGCCTGGCTGACGCGCAAGTTCCCGATCGAGTATCCTGGTCCGGACGGCAAGATGGTTGCGCAGTGGCCGGATCGCTTTCCCCTCGCCAAGGTCGAGGAAATCAAGACCCGGTTCCGCACCCGCGGGCTGATGCGGGAGTTCAACATGGAATACATGCTGGAGGTGTCGGCCGACTCCGACAAGGTGTTCCTGGAGAAGAACTTCCGCACCGAGCCCCGGGTCCGCACCTGGGAAGCGGTGTTCGGGATGTATGATCCGGCCCGCACCGTTGGGCCCGCTAGCGCCACTACCGGCTTTGCGGCCTGGTCCTGGGTGGGGCCGCGCCTGGTGGTCTGGGATTCGTGGGGGCGCAGGTTGCTGCCGGACGAGATCGTCGGCGCCATGTTCGAGTTCAACGACGTCTATCGGCCGGTGTGGATCGGTGTCGAGGAAGACGGGCTGAACGAATGGCTGCTCCAGCCAATTCGCCAGCAGATGGCCAGGCGCGGCGTGGCGCTGCCCCTGAAGGCGGTCAAGGCTCCCCGTGGGAAGCTGGACTTCATCCGTGGGTTACAGCCCTACTTCACCGCGGGCGAGGTGTGGTTTGCCGGTGAGCAGCCTGAACTGAAGCGGCAGTTACTCAACTTTCCAACCGGCGAGATCGACGCCCCCAACGCCCTGGCCTACGCGCCGCGGATGCGGGGCGGCGCGCCGATCTACGAGGACTTCGGCCGCCGGCACGTCATGGAGGACATGCGTGGCGGGGCGGGCCTGCCGGTGTGGCTGTGCGTCAACGCCACGGCGGCCATGGTCACCGGCGCCGCCGCCCAGATGGTCGACGGCTCGCTGAAGGTGCTGGCCGACTTCGTGCGCGAAGGCGATGCAGGGTCCGAACTGCTGAAACTGGTCCAGGACGCCCAGGTTGAGGCCGGTCGCGAGGTGCGCCTGGTCTGCGGGCCGACTCACTTCGACCCCTACAACAATGTCGGTCTGATCCAGGCGGCCAAGCGCATCCCGCTGGAGATGCGCAAAGGCGTCGCCCCGGAGCGCGGCCGGGCCTACATTCGCGATCTGCTGAAGCGCGAGACGCGCATGGGTCAGGCGGTCACCGTCTCGGGCGAGGCCAGATGGACGCTGAACGGCTTTTCCGTCGGCTACAGCCGGGCCATGCAGAAAGGCGGCTCACTGGCCGACTACGCTGAAGAAGGGGCCTACAGGACGCTCCTGGAGGGCCTGGAGAGCTTTGTCGGGCTGATGAACGTCGTCGGCGATGATGACGAGCGCGAGGATTTGAATTATGCCTACACGCCGGACGGGCGCCGCTATGTGAGCGCCCTGGCGAAGGCGCGTTGAATGCCGCGTAAAACTAAAAGAGACGAAGAGTTGAGTAGCAGAGCCGCTATCAGCAAGCGGTTCATGGAAGTATTGAATGATGTAAAGAAAGCAGTCAGCGATCAACAAGATCGAACTGACGACATCATAGATAACTGGGACATCTATAATAGCATCTATAGTGGCAAACAATTCTACAACGGAAATAGTCAGGTCTATATTTCCATTGTCGCCGACGCGGTGAACGCTCGCCGCACCCGATTCGTCAACCAGCTCTTTCCGCAGACCGGTCGTTGTGTCGAGGTGACCAGCGAGAACGAGGACGTGCCCCAGGCCACCATGGCGTTGCTGGACCACTACGTCCGTGCGACGCGGCTGCGCAACGAGATCGTCCCGCCGCTGTTCGTCATGGGTGATGTCGAGGGTCAGTATACGGTCTACGTCGGCTGGGCGAAGACCACCCGCCGCGTGGTCCACAAGGTTCAGAAACCGATTGTCGTTGACGGGTTGGAACAACCGGATCTGGGGGAGACGGAAGACGTCGAGGAGGAAGAAGTTGAAGAAGGCGCACCTTATGTCGAGCTTATCCCTGACGCCGATCTTCTCGTCCTTCCAGCGACCGCCAACTCGATTGACGACGCCCTTGAACAAGGCGGCTCAGTCAGCATCGTCCGGCGCTGGCGCAAAGCCAAGATCAAGAAGCTGATTGCCGACGGCGAGATCATCAAGGCCGAGGGCGACGCGCTCATCAAGGCGATGGACAAGGTGGCCGACGGCGACCGGCCCAACACCGCCAAGATGCTGGCCCGCCACGCCGGGATCAAGGCCAAGGGTGACTTCGCCCTGGTCCACGAGGTGTGGACCAAGTTGAAGGTTGATGGCGAGATGCGCCTTTGCCGCGGCTACGGCGGGGCCAACGAGAAGGTTCTAGGGGTCAAGCTCAACCCCTACTGGTGCGATCGCTGTCCGGTGATTTCCGTTCCCGTCGACAAGGAGCCCAACGTCTTCAAGGGCCGGGCGCCGGTCAAGCGGGTCGCCGATCTCCAGTATCTGGCCAACGACTATCTGAACGAAGGGGCGGACACGGGTCACTATAGCGCTATGCCCATCGTTTTTACGGATCCGGAGAAGAACCCGCGGGTATCGTCGATGGTCCTCGGCCTAGGATCGGTGTGGGAGACCAGCCCCAAAGACACGCAGTTCGCGCAGTTCCCCGAACTGTGGAAGTCGGCGCTGGAGCGGGTGGCGGCGATCAAGGACCAGATTTTCCAGTCGCTCGGGGTCAACCCGTCGATGATGCCGCAGTCGAGCGGCCAGACCGGCAAGAAGCGCAACCAGGCGGAAATCGCCATGGAGCAGCAGGTCGACATCCTAGTCACCGCCGACATGGTGACCAACGTCGAGGAAGGCATCCTGACGCCGCTGCTCCAGCGCTTCGCCGAATACGATCACCAGTTCCGCGACGACGCCCTGACCATCCGCATGTATGGCGACATGGGAAAGCGGGCGACCATGCAGGACGTCGAGCCGATCCAGCTCAATCGCCGGTTTGAGTTCCGCTGGCTGGGCGTGGAGTCGGCGCGCAACGCCGCCATGGTCCAGCAGCAGATAGGCTTCCTGAACGTGCTACGCTCGATCCCGCCGATGCCAGGCTATCGGATCGACCCGGCCCCGGCTATCGTCCGCATCGCCGAGAATATCCTTGGCCCGGTGGTCGGACCCCTGACCATCGTCTCGATCAAGGACGACCTCAGTCTCGATCCGATGGCCGAGAACGAGATGCTGGAGCATGGCTTCGATCTCAACGTCCACCCGGCCGACAACGACCCGCAGCATCTCCAGGCCCACATGCAGGCGCTTCAGATGGGCGATCCGCACGGGACGATCCGGGCGCATATCCAGAAGCATCAGGTCCAGATGACCATGAAGACCCAGGCCCAGCAACAGCAGCAGATGGGCGGCGGCGG